CGATTGCAAAGCGATTTAAACTTTGAAGTATTTTAGTAAGTTTTTTCATTTTACTATACTGTTAATTTTATTAATGAATTAAAAAAATCATTTGTGAAATAAACTTGTTTTGACCCTTCAATAAATTTATCAATGTGGTTATTATTCATTGCATTAAACTCTACCTTTTTAATACCTAAACTTTTTAAGACAACCATATCTAAATTGTCAGTAGCAGAAACAAGTTTAAATTCTATTTGGTTATTTCCATTATCTAAAACATATTCTGCAACATTGCTAATAATAAAGTTACCTACTCTTACTGTTTGATTGCTTACTGATATTAAATTTCTCATATTGTTTAGTTTTATAGTGTAAATATACATTATATATATTATATACATCTCATATATTTACATTATTTTTGTAAAGTGCTATAAATCAGATAGTTTAATTTTATAATGGACCCCTAAAAAAGTAAAAGTAAACGAAATACTAACAAAATATTAGCTCATTTTGGCATTATATAAATGGTTAGAAAGCCAATATCCAACCGTTATAACCAATACTACATCATACCTTCGATTTATATACTCTAACCACTTTTTTATCCTTTACTTCAAATACCATATTTATCTTTAGATTTTCATCCATTAAATTTGGTGATAAATATAAACCATCTTCCCATGATTCTGGGTTTATTAATTCATAAGTAATTGGATTAATCATTGGTGATGTTGGTTTAAATTCACTAATTGGAACTGGTTTTTGATAAACGATGTTTGTATAAATTTCTCCCATTTTATTTATTTTTTTGTAATATTTTATTTAGTGATATCCATCTTTATTGATAGTAATCTATTAACAATTCTATTGTAATCCGGACTCCTTTTATCTAAAGAACCACCGATCTCTTCTATAAGTTGTAGATGATTGTTTTTAAATAATTTATCCAGGTTGGATACGACTTCAGCTCTATTATCAAAAGAGCCAATAATTTTTTCAATTTTTTGTTTTACTTCCATAAATTATTTAAATTGAAACTATAGATGAAACATCATTTTCTTTTTTAATCATTAAAATGTTGTCAGCCCAATCTCTCACCAATTCTCTATGTGTTATCAATAAGATACTATCAAAACTACTTTTAATTTTTTCAAAAAATGGTCTCATTAAAGATAAATTCTCATCAGCCACTTTACCCAATACCTCATCCAATACTATGATATTTGGTTTAGGTAGTGTAGAAACTTTACCTAATACTAATCTAAGAGCTAAAGCCGCTAATGTTTTCTCAAACCCAGACCCAGACTTAACCAATTTAGGTATAAAGTTTTTTATGATCAGGAATTCAACCTCATTCTTATCATTAACATTTAATTCCAATTCAAAATCACAAGCCCCATCTAACATTTGTTGAATCTCTGAATTAATAATTGGTATTACAGATCTTAAAACTAACTTACCAATTCCATTTTTACCAATCATTTTACAATAGATGTCAAATATTTTTTCAACATCTAATTCTTTCCTAATGGTTTCTATTAATTTGGTTTTATCAATTGTTGACTCTTCTAATCTAATGATTTCATTATTATTTTTTTCAATTAGTTTCATAAAATTATTCTTATCAATATCGACCATTCTAATCCTTGAATTAACTCCGGTTAACTGACTTTCTAATTTTTGATTGGAATCAATAAATTCAGTGTTTCTCTCATACTCCTTAAGTTGATTATTCTTCTCTTTAAGGGTTACTCTCATTCGTTCTAAATCAACTTCAATCTTATCTTTCATTAAAGATTTTCTATCAATAGAATCTGATTCGGATTTTTGAACATCATATCGACTAATCAATAGATCTAGTTCACCTAATTCAATTACTAACCCCTCATTAATTTTAGTTAATTCAATAGATTTATTTTCACTATCACTAATTTCTTTACTATGGTCAACATCTTCTAATGATCTTTTACAAGTTGGACAAAATTCACCTTCTTTAAGAGCTTTAATGTGACTACTTAATTTATTAATCTCACTAATATTACCCCTCCTAGAAAGTTCTACTTCATTCCTACTATCTTTAGTTTTTTTATGTCCATCTTCATCATATGTTGATTTACCTAAAGTTTCTAATTCTTTAATAATAGTATCTAATTCCGCTTTTTTATTAACACCATTTTTAGTTAATAAACCAATATCAGTTTTTAATGTCTCAGGGTTTAATTTTAAAATCTCAGGATCTATTTGAACTTTTTTAGATAGTAACCCATCTCTCTCGTAGTTCAATTCTTCAATCGTTTTAATGGATTCTTCCAAACTTTTATTAGTATCATAATTTGATACACCTAAGTTTTCAATCGTAAGACCATTGTTAATGATTTCATTCTTTAACGTTTCAATATTATAAATGTTAGACTTCATAGTTTTTTTAAACTCTGATGTCATTTTCTTGGCGATCTCTTCTTTATCATCTAACACTTCAAGTCCAATAAATTTGGTTAGTGTTTTACCCCTCTCTGTTGGTTTAGAATCAATTAAATCTGTAAGGTTATCACCGGTAGCTATAATCGTGGCCATAAAATCACTTTCACTACCTATGGCTTCAGCGATTTTTTTAGTGGTGTCTTGTGTTTGTTCACCTTTTAAATCTTCCTCTGTACCATCTGGTAATATTTTTTTATATTCAACAGATGATGATACACTCCACCCACCAGCTTTTTTGGGTTTTCTATTGATAACTCTTTCAATCATAAAATCATCACCATCAATCTCAATTAAACCTTTAACTCTAACAATATTACTTTCTCTAAAACTATTGAAAATATCTTCATTTTTTTCTGTCTTAGTAGTTTCACCAAAAAATAAAAATTTAAGGGCGTCAACTGAAAAAGTGGTATTATGGGAAACAATACCATTTGTATAGTATTGATGTACTTCCGCTACTTGTATGTCATATAAAGTATCTTTAAAATCCATTAATTTAATACTTTTAACTTTCTTAATACCATCAATCGTCTGTATTGGTGTATCAACTTCAATTTCTTTAAGGACAACAAATTCACCATCTTCTTTTTTCAATTTATGATAATCAGCCCCTTCCACGTATTTACCATCTTCTAATTCACATCGATAAACATCAGCATTTTCTTCCGTAATACCACACCATTCAATATCTTTGAATCCATAAGGTGTACTAACTTTAAAACTTAAATCACCATATTTTTTATAAATTTCATTTAATTCACCTATTGTTAAACTTTTCTCCATTTTATTTTTTTTATTTTAAAAACTATTTTTATTTATACAAACTTTATTAATATCCATTAACTTTTAACCAGTTAAATTTAAAAAATTTTTACACTTATTAATAACACTTTCTTTATTTTTTTTATATTCAGAATCCCAAACGACTAATAACTCAAACCCATGTTCATTAGCTATATTTTTTTTATTCCCATCTTTTTCCCAAATTTCTTGGGCTGACAAATACTTCCTAAATGGGTTTGGAGTATCAGTTTCATTATAAATCTCTGGGTTAGCATGATAGACATCACCATTATATTCAATAATTTTCTTATTTTTTAAATCGGTAAAGTCATACCTATAAAACCCATTAGAATTATTTAACACAAACTCCCCACCCTTTTTTGCGAATAAAAAATAATTTAATTCATTAACCTCAATATTTTCAATTAATTTTAAAAATAATTCTTGACTTACTTCTGAATAACCTGATTTTAATTTACCATTTTTATATAAACTTTTTTGCCAATTATTTTGTCTCTGCACAAATATTTTTCGTCCATTTTCTTCACCATGTTTCTTTAAACATTTCTCTAAAGAAAATGTATTTTGTCTTTCTGACCTTAATTTCACCGCTTCCTCATTAGAATAACCTTTATTTAACCAATATTCTAAATTAGCTGAACCTAATTTACCATTTTCACTCCTTTTTTCCATTCTACTATCCCATATTTGTTTACCCTCAATTTCACCAAATCTAGCGATACACCCTCTTAGAGAGACCAATTTCTGACCTTCTATTTGTAGAATAGCTTCGGACTCTGAGTACCCCTTTTTAATCCAATGTTCTTTATTTACCGGTCTTAATGTCTTAATATGTTCTAATATTTTATCCTCTGGTAAGCCCCTATCTAACCAATACTTTTCACTATATGGTGAACTTTTCGGTATTTTAACATTATTCATTTTTAACCTATTAATTATTACTTCTCGATCAACACCATATTTTAAACCAATATTTTTTGTTGATTCAAAATCTTCAGTATACATTTTAATCATATCTTTAATTTCTAATTCCGTGAATTGTTTTTTATTACCCATTTTAGTTACATTTTTATATAAATATAACCGACTAACCAAAAAGGTAAATAAAGTAATATATTTATTTTAACTCATCTGGCAAAAAACCTAATTTTTTAATGATATATTCCTCATTATAATCTATAAGTACTTGAGTATCAGCCCTAACGCATTTACCCCCCTGGTTTGGTGGGTCCGACACAACCACACTAACACCGTTAAGGTCAGAATAGTTAATTACATTATCATCACCAAAACTTAATAAGTTATCAATCTCAATAGTTTTAATAAACCATTTACGATATCTATAATCAGTATCTTTAATTAGTTTATATTCCTCATTAACTTTATCATCCAACTTAACGATACGATCCCAATTAGTTTCAATTTTTTCTCTATCTAACCATTCTTTAAATAAGTTTTTTTGATATGTAGTATCCATAATATTATCAACCACACCATCAGACAATCTTATTAACTCTGGTTTATTACCTTCTTTAACCGCCCTAAAAATAACATTAATTGATGTGGGTGGTACACCATACTTTTTTGAGAAATAAGCTTTAATTCGTTGTTTACCTTCATTTGAATTATTTTCCGGTCTATCATCCCAATAAACTTTTACTTGTGCCTTTGATGGTAATGTACTAGTTACTCCGTCTTTTTTAATCATTTCTTTTTCCATATTATTTGTTTTTACCCTTTATTATATCATATAAATTTGAATTACCAAACCAACCGGTTTTACCTTCACCATAAATGTCATCATCCACTTTAATTGGTGGTTTAACAATTTTTATTTCTTCTTTTTTTAAATCAATATCAATCTCATACTTTTTAACCTCATCATTATCTTTAACAATTTCATCAATTACCGGTATTAATGGTTCTTCTTTAATCGTTTCCTCAACAACTATTTCAACCTCATTTTTTTTACGAAAAATCTCTGGAACTGAACCAAATTTTTCAGTGGTAAAAGCTTGTCTTATTAATTTTAAAATAAATGAATTAGTATCCTGGATATTGTTTACACGACAATATTCAGTAATATCATATTTTAATTTTTCTGGTAATTGATTAATCATCAAATCTATCAAAATTTTGGTAAAATGGTAAATAGTAATCATTAAATAATCCCACTACACTACCATTAAATGATAATACACTCTCAATTGAATTGATTCTTGAGTATATTTTAAAATATGTATTAGGTTCAATATTATCTAATGTTCCAATACATTTTATACCTTGAATTAATTCTTTCATTATGAATTGACTAATATCTCTTTATCGGATTCAATATCATCTAAAGAGTTTATTTTAAAAGTATAGAATCCATGATCAGTATCTATATCAACTTCTTCATATTCTTTTGACATTAAATCCCAAACTAAATATCCGTGTCCGTGGCCAGCCGATTCAGCGAAATCCTGTTGAATGAATGATCCACTATAAATTATGGGAATACCTTTATAAGATAATTTTTGTCTCATATGTATATCACCTAACATAACAATATCCAAATTTTCAAATTGTGTTAAATCCCCACCCTCAATATCAAAACCTAAATCAGTTCTTGATCCAGTTAACGGACCATGGTATAAACCTATATAAGTTTTATCTTTACCATACTCTAATTTAACCTCATCAATATTAGGTCTTGAATTACCATCAATCATTGAGTATGGACACCATACAACATTATCGTCCACATCACAAACACTATGTTTATAATAAAAAATGTTTTTATTTCTCATCATCTCAACTATCGGTGTGATACTATCTAATCGATCAGTATTATGTTCTAATAAATCGTGATTACCAGGTATGATGATTGTCTTACATCTTACCGCACACTCATTTAGAAACCAACTTAATACCATACTAAGTTCATTTGATATAGTAATCTTTTGATGTACTAAATCACCAAGTATAGCTATCCTAACTTCATCAGGACTATATTTAGTGAGTATTAAATCAACTTCTTTAAAGAACTTTTCAGCTTGTTCTCTATATTCTTCATGTCTTTTAAATGTTCTGAAATGTAAATCAGCTATGTGTATAATTTTTTTTATCATTTTATAAATTTAGTTAAAATTTTTTACTTAATCAAATATTTTTTCATATCCATATTTAAAATTGTGTTAACAACTTTTTTTGGTGTTCTATACTCTTCATACTCCCCATCTTCTTTTAATAGTACCACAACACAACCCAGTAAATTAATATTTTCATATTTACTACCTTGTAACATTTTTATCATTAATTTACCATAAAATGGTAATTGTGCGTAGTAATGACCTAAAGCTGTACTTGGTAAATCGTTAAATGGTGGATACATTTTTTTAGTGAAGATTGTTTCTAAGAAATTTTTTGGTTTATTGGTTTTCCAATCAGTTATCACTAACCCATAACCATCACCTTCTCTATTTTTCATCAACCAAACTTTGTCTGGTTGACCGGTATAACCTAAATGTGGATCACCTAAAACAATTTCCGTATCTATTAAAACAGCCCCACGTTCATTCATTAAATTTAAATAATTAGTTCCGGCTCTAACCATATAATCACCAACCTTTATTTGGTTAGAATCACATTCAAAAATTGGTTGTCTAACTTCCTTATTTAAATTAAACATTTTTACCGATTCAATTTCCAATAGGTAATGTACTCTACTACCCATATTTGTTGACATTAATCCAGCTTCAGCCCACTCCTTAATTAATTTATCTTTTAAGATAGGATCACCCTTACTTTTTTTAAACGCGGCTTCCTCGGTGGGGAATTCATCATAGAATAGTTTTAGTACTTTTGAAACAGATGGGTAATCATCTCTAAGAGTCCCAGTAAGATCTTTCATTCTATATTTATGTTCATCTTCAGTAAAGTCTAACTCTAACTCATTTCTTCTTATACTTAATAATTCTTTAATCTCATTGGAGATATCTAATAATTCTTTATCCATTATAATAAACTTTCTTTTAATTTAAATGATTTTTTTAATAACTTGATTATGGCCGGTTTACCGAAGTTTTGATGTAGTTCTGATAAATCATACCCCTTGGGCATTTTAATTACTCTTATCTTACCATATAACCTTCCGGAGTTTAATTTTTTATATACTTTAATACTATCTTCCCAAGCGTCATCATCTAAACAAATAACAACATTCCCACAAGCCTTTAATTGTAATTGTTCATTTAAATAATCAGATACCACTTTACCAAGTAAAGGTATTGAGTTAGGTACTACTATATGATCAAATACACCCTCCACTAAATATATTGTAGAATCCCAGGATAATCTACCCTCATTAAATATAATAATATTTTTATCCGCTTCTGGGTTAATATATTTAGGTTTTTGATTACAATATGTCCTTGAAACAAAATAATTATATGTACCATCAACAGCTAATGATGGGACTACAATTTTACCTCTATAGTCACCTTCAACCACATAATGAAAGTCAAATTTTTTAATTATATCCTCATTAATGTTTCTTGAACCTAAGTATTTAGTAGCTCTAAAGTGTTCTTTACCATTACCATTTATGATCGGAATAAATTCTTTCTCTAAACCACCAACCTTTTCTTTTTCTTTTTTATCAGCGTAATTCTCATCTGGGATTAGTAACTCATACTTTTTTTGATGTCCTTTATTACCAAATATTTTAAATAATTTACGTATCGTACCTTTAGTACCATTTGTTTGTGAACAAGACCAACATTGAAATACCCCAGCGTGATAATTAATTTCTAAATTACCTTTACCATCACCATCATATGAACCTTTCTCTTCGGAACATGTTGGACAATCAAAACCGATTTCACCTTTTGATTCATCGTGTTTTCTAATTGTACCTAAAACATCACATAAAATATCTACTACCAATTCTGACATAGATACAATTATAGTAAAAAAAAATTAGAAAGGAAAATTTATTACCAAATACCTTGTTTTTTCATAGCACCTCTTACACAAGCGAAAGCGTCTGTCATATCAAAATTTTCTTTCTTTAGTTTATGATTTTTATCATAAAACCAAACAATTTGTGGTTCTAATTGAGCAACCTTTTCCCATATAACCATCTTTTTATCAATTTCAAATGGGTAAGCCCCAAATAGTACTGGTTTAGCCTTTTCAACTTCTTTCTCAGTATAACTGATACCCTTTTTATTGACAGTTCTTTTTTCAACTAACTCAGGGAAAGCGTATTTTCTTGAGTCGTAAGATGAAATGAACTCTGGGACAACGTTTAATGTTTCATAAACAGATCTACTAATCATACCATTAAATCTAATTAATGTGGCAATTGTGTACACATTATTAGAACCCAATAAAGGTTCTTCTATAATAACTTTCTCAATATCTTCATCAGCGTATTTTTCAAGAAATTCTTCTTCAAAAACTTGAACTTTCTTAATTAAGACTTCAATGTCTGATAACTTTTCTTTATTTTTAATTTTAGGTGTGATATGGGTTAATTCTAATAATTTACCACTCCAGTCAAATAACGCAACACCAATTGTAGTTGTTGATACATCTAAACCTAATATTCTTTTACTCGTTTTACCTTCACTCATATGTAACTTTTTATTTTTATTTAATTTTAAATGTATAAATTAACTTGTGTGATGAATTGATCTCCAGCCCCATGTAATAATGGTTTATTATAAACACCAACCCCTAACAAATTATTCGCATCATCCCAAACTAACATAGTATCTAATCTAACTTTATAATTTGAACTAAAACTTCCATTTAAACTATTATAAAACTTATTTACAGTAATTAAACTGTTAAATGAAAAATAATTTTTTAAAACTTTATTTTCTAATGTAATATTCCTATTAGTCTTACCCGTAGCTAAGTCAAAACCATTAACAAAACTAGGTTCCCAAATAACCGCAATATTTGATCCAACAAAATACACACCAACAGAATTAGAAGCTGGGTAAGTAATATTACTTGGGTTATAATATGTAGCCAAAGGTTTGTTAGAAGAACTATATGGTGATAACATACTTGATATGTAACCAGTATCCCAACCAACACCATTTTGTGCCACATTAATTTGTGGACTAAATAATAAAATCGCTTTATTATTATTAAATAATGATAACATTTCTGGTGAATTATCCCAGTCATTTAAATCATAACTACTTAAATTTAAACCAGTATTAGTTTGACTTCCGTACATTTGTACTAAAGTGTCACCACTACCACTATTAACCGGTATTTCAATTTTAACAGTATTACCATTGGCTATCGCACAAAAATCTTTATTTACCGATAACATTAAATAATTACTTGTATTCATACCACTAACAGCTGAATCTTTATACCCACCTTGAGATGGTGTAAAATTCCATTTATTGGCAACAGTTGATGTTAATGGAAAACCAAATCCATTAAGAACACCTAAAAAACTATTAGTTGTGGCTGTCGTACTAATTAAATTATAATCAACTAACGCACTATTATAATTTAAAAATCCACTACTAATTTTACTAGTATTTAATTTACCATCTCCAACTAAAAACAATTCATCTTTAAAGTTAGTACCACTTGATACCGGAACTTGATTGATAGAACTATTCATTAATTCATTAGGTATAATTGTCTGGGTAAAGCCATCAAATGACGCTGAACCAACTAATGAAGGTACAAATTGACTTTCATCTGACGGATAAAAAGCGTATCTATCACATAACGAATAATATTTAAATTTTGATATACCACCATTTAAAAGTGTTGTAGCCCCAACTGTTGTTGGGTAGAAATCTACTTGAAAGGGTATTAAATTATTTTGAAAAGCCATTTTTTAAGTTTTTAAAAGTCTAATGTTAATTCCACACCCACGGTTAACCCTGGTGCTAATTTTATTGGTGTACTAAATTTACCTATGATTACTAAGTCACCTACATTATCGTAGATAGCGACTTCATTAAAGTATAAAGTTGTAGCGGTATCTTTAGTTGGGTTATCAGTAGTTGTATAATAATTACCATCAACTGTCATATTAAAAATTGTTTTAAATATTCTAGCCCCAATCCAAGTGTTTATATTACCATACATAAATCTTTCATCACCAAAATTTAAAACATCTGATTGAGCTATAGTTGGTAAACCTAAATAAGATAAATCAAAAATAGACGCACCAGTATATCTCACATTTGTTAATATGAAATCATTTATAATTGGATTTTGATCTTCCAATGTTAATGGGTCAATTGTTTGTCCAGATAAACCACCCCAGGTAACTTGTCTCCATTCTGTTGGTAAAGGTCTACAATCTGTATCACTAACTATTTGTGAAAGTAAATTAAAGTTATGAGCGTAAAACCCTCTACCATCATAAGTACTAGATTCAACTTGTCTCATATAAGGTAATAAACCTAAATTTTCTATACTAAATTGTACATCTTTACTACTACTTGTTGTGTTAATAATTTTAACATATTTTTGACAAGGTAATGTTGATGTAAAACCACTATCAGTATCTAATTGATAAGTTAAAAACATAGTACTGTTTGGTGGTAAAACACCAGTATTAGTACCAGTCGCTGGGTTAGAAAGTGTCGCGTTTAGTTTTGGTAATGTCCAATTCCTATTTGATTTATAACTCAAAGCCGCTAACAACTCTTCATCGTGAATAGTAAATATTTTTAATTGAGGATAAACTCTACCCACAACTAATGGATTTGATGGATCAATAGTCATATCTGGATGTTCCATCAAATCATAATATTCTATTGAACTTAATCCTACGGTTTTAACATCTCCACTTGAAACGAATGACATACCCATATAAGTACCAGTTGTTGATCCGGAAAATCCTGATCTTCTATCCCACATCACTGTAGGATAATCAACTTGTAATAATTTATTAGTTAATGTATCAATATAGAAAAATTCACCATAAAAATTTGAAATTGTATTATTAGTGTAATGTGTAATCGCAATCGCTTTTACTACGTCATCATCAAAAGATTTTTGATCAGCACAAAGGTTAATTGAAGTTCCACTTGGTGTACATTCACATGTATATCCTAAATATTGTTTTTGTCCAATATAATCCATTGAACCAAATAATTCATATCCTTGATATGTTGTAGCACTCAATCCAGCTAATTCCTCACACCACACATTATTTTGACACCAAAATGGTACATCTGTAATGGAAATATCACAACTACTATTAAACTCTAAAGTACCGGTATTCCAATACGCTGAAGTACAACCAGATGTGTAACAACCATTATTATTATTACAATTATTGTAAGTAAAATATTGTACATTAATACCTGTCGAACCAGTATATTGAGCTGGGATGTTAGGTAATGTTCTATCAACTTCTATTGTAGTTCCAGTTTGACCTTGTACTTTATACCATAACCAAGGTGTCGCTTCATTAGTGACATTAGGTGTTAATTGACCTAAAACCGGATTTGTAAACACAAATTCAATTAAGTCACAATTAGTTAACCCAGTAATACCTAAATCAATAGTAGTACCACCAGTAAATGATGAAATATCTAAAAATCCAGTACTATTCACATAGGTTGTAGATGTCATCACAGTCCAACCGGTAGTCACACCACTAGTTGAATTAAAAAACCCTCTCTCATCAGCAGCATTATTTACTGTCAATGATAGTAAATTTAATACAGCTGGCGTTACTGTTTGTAAAAAAGTTCCATTAGAATTTTTTAGGAATGTTTTTATATTAGGATTTCTATCTTTAGGTCTAAGGATTTTAGCGTCAACCCCAGGTGTATTAGGTGACATATACCCATAATCGATCTCAGAATCACCTACACCCCAACTAGCGAAGTTTAATAGTCCAGATGCCAATTTTTTCCTACCAGTTTCGGTAAGTTTTACATTAATCATTGGATCATTTTGTTTTAAAATATAACTCATTTCTATGTTTTTTTATTATATAAATATTATTATTTTACTTTTAGTAATTATTATTTTGATTACTTGTTAATGTTGCGTTATATACTTCACTATTAGCTACAGTTGTTATGATATCACCTGTAACCTCTAATTTAAAATTTTTAGTATTAGTTACTCTCCACAAAAATTGTTGACCAATACTATAAGTTGTTGGTATTAAAATATTTGTTTTATAACTACCCTGACCTATAATATAATCAATAGTTTCACTAAATAAAGGTGTTGATAAAGTTATATCTGTAACATCATAGAAATTAACGGTAAAATAACCATTAATTTTTGATGGAGGTATTGATATCGTAAATACCGCCTCAACAGTGTTACCACCAATACCTTGAACTCTAGGTACTACCGCACCATAAAATACTTCTATTATATCATTAAATGTTGGTGTAAAAAATAAGATAACTCTCCTTTTATTACTACTTGAAACAATATATTCACCACTTGACTGTTGAATACCATTCACTAAAAAAATTACATTATTACTGGCTTCACTATCTAACCAATATTCATATTTATTGGTGGATGTATTATATAACATCTTTTGTCCAACAGAGATAGTTGTCCCATTTGGTATTGTACTTGGTACTAAATAACTTTCACTTGATACTAACGCGGCAGTACCATTAAGATTGTCAGCAACATAAGCCACTGTTAATACATCAGTACTTAAAATCGAAACTAATAACGTGAAACTATCTAAACTAGATGTATATTCAACACCCCTTTCTAAAGCAACCCCATTAATATGAACTAAATAATACCCTGAAGCTGAAGCTGTTGGGTAATACACATTAGTTAATGTTTGAGGTATCAATGACTCTACTTTAAAAACACCATTTGGTTGACCTAAACTAACCACACTTTTAACCTCTGGTGTTAACGCGGATAAAATATAGGCGAAATACCAATCTTGTTTTGAATCATATTCCGCATAATTAATTAACGGATTAATAGACATTGTAGATGTTTTAAGACCTAATAATTTCGCACCAGGAGTACAATTAGAGAATGTGTAACCACCTTTAATTAAAAATTCATTATCAACATAATTTGTTAAATCTAAATTAACATAAAAGAAAAGACTATTTTCATACACAGTATAATCAACACTATTTCTAATAACCTCTGGTTTTAAAAAGTTATAATAACTCGGATAATATTTATAAACATTATAATCAAAATTAGCACTAGTCCCACTAATGTAACTAACACTACCGGAAAAAGTAAATGTAAGTGGTTCTTCACCACCTAAATTACCTGTTAATAATATCCCAGTACTACCACTAGTTAAACCGGTCATTACCTTACCAACTCTACTAACATCATAATATGGTGACTCAAATAAACAATAGGCAGATCTCATAATTTTTACATTATTTTCCACATTGTTAGGTCTAACATCAAAAGTTAATTCCTCATTATATTGTACATTAGATGATTCGGTAGTAAAATCATAAGTAATTTTGTTAGTAAAAACAGAACCAAAATAAGGTGGTAACACCATTTCTTCAGTATCAAGTATATTACCAAAATCTACCCAACTAGCATTATAATTAGGTAGACTAATCCAAGAACCATCAGCAAACAATGTTTTAACATCTATAAATTCAGTGGATGTTATATAAGGAAATATTGTATTTGTACTTGTATCTAATAATTGCATTGTTATCTTATAAATATGTTGTTATATTTTCCACTAAAAGTGACATCATCATTGATACTTTTAATGTATATGTTTGAACATGTTGTTGAATTATTTACTTCAATACAACTTGTGGTTGTTACACCAGTACCATATGGTATTGTTAGTGGTTCAATAATAATTTCAACACCACTATCTTGGTAACCAACACATTTATTACAATCAAAAATAGGTGTACCGGAAACATTAATCTGTTCAAAAGTTAATTCCAATAAAGGGATACATTTAATACAACTAGTTGTGATTGTATCAATAGTCCCACCAGTTGAACTAACACCACCTAAACATATAATTTCTACAGACGGTACAGTTCTATCTTTTAATATACCATATAAAACTTCATCAGTACTATTGTAAACAAAACTAGTTAACTGAGTACCTAAAGGATTATAATTATTTATTAAAGTTTTAACCTCTAATACATTTGATGTTGATAAAACTGAATAATTTATACTCTTGTAACCCACAAACACCATATCATCATTTAAAGGATTATAAAGAGTTTCAGAGTAAGTGGTAGTACCGGTAGGATAAATAGTATTTAAGATTGAATTTGTAGTACCATCTATGATTGTGATTGGGTTACCTAAACTTACGGAAGTACTATACAATAGATTATTTGTTGGATTATACCCAACACCCCCATTATTATTTGGTACTAATATTACATTTTCAGTATAAGTAGTACCAAATACAGTATCAATACCACCAAGACCATTAGAAATATAAATGGTGTTATTTAATGTATTATGTGTCATTTGAAAACCCTTATAAGGTATTGTAGTTTTATTGATAACATTAACAATAGTATTTGTGTTACAATCAATGGTTAAGACACCAGAATAATGACTAACAAAAATTAAATTATCAGTTGAATTATAAACCATTCTATTAGAAATAATATTACTCACTGGCGAATTAGGTGATAATGATATTACACTTGTTATCGTATTCGTTGTACAATCCGTTACACTAACTTTAAAAGCCGGTGACGTTTCTAAAACATAGACTGAATCATTAGTTGGACAATATATAATATCAGCCATAATAGTAGTACTAAACACACTACTAATTATACCGACATTAGTCCCACCACTTATAATAGTTAAAGCGTTATCTGATATTACATATGTACAATTATTTACAGGTGAATAAGCACCATACTTTGGTGGTAATTTAGGATCAAAATTAATAGTATCAATATATGTGTAAGGTACACATGATGGATCAGTACCACCAGATGTACATGAAAGATCAATATCAATACACACATTAATACTTAAATCTTTACCACAATCATTATCATTATTAGATGTTACAATTAAACTAGTACCACTATATGTAATAGTATACCCAATATTAGTGAATCCATTTATCATTGAATTATAAATGTCATTATAATCAACATTAGTTAGTTCATTTATAGTTTGACCAGTAAGAACTAATTCATTAAATATAGTTATACCAGAAAGTCCATCATCAATTACTCCGGTAACACTTATTGTCCCAAGGTCTAATGTCTTACCACTAGTACTTAGACAACTAAGGATTGGATCAGGTAATGTATAATACAATCCACCACCCTCATATTGACTTTTAACAAATTTAATGGGTCTAGTAGTAATTCCAACTCCACTAGCATAACTAGCGTCAATCACACCATATTGATCTGGGGTTAATAATATTGGTTCATCGGTTATATCATTATAACCATATCTACCTCTAATAGCGGGGACTGCTACAGCTACTTCACCCTTCGGTGTAGAATAACCATAACTATTACCCCAACAAGTATAAATTAAACTCTCATATGTTTTAGGACTACTTAACGCGTAAATGTTTTTAACAATTCCATTAAAACTACTTTCAGGTATTGTTAATTGACAATCATAACCGGGACTAGATATTGTTTCACAATCTGGGTTACAATCAAATGATAAAGAATAATTTTTATATTTATATTTTGGTTGATCAAATACCGTATTTCTATAATACCTAGTAGCACCTTTCCATATACTTGTTGATGGTACTAATTGTTCCACCAAATTAATCCAATAATCACCAATTAAATCAATAAAATTTTGTAATGAATCGTAATTATATTGATTACCTAAATTATCACAAGTATTCATACCACAAAGATTTAAATACTTATCAAAAAGATATCTCAATAATGGGTATGATCTAATTACTTGTCTACTTTTTGGGTCTATTAATCTTGTTAAAACAAAATTTTTAAACTCATTAACATCATCAATAACATCAATTTCTGTTTTAAATACGTTAAGGTAAGGATCACTAATTGTTGTACCTGTGTTGCCGGTAAAAAAACAATCATTTTTTCTTATATAACATAACACATCGTTATCAATCGCTTGAGCCGCATCTAATGTTAAGTCAACTTCTTTTGAATTAAGTAATAATCTACTATCTTTTTCATAATAAGACGTTTCTCTAAAATCTAAATAATCTACGGTACGTTTAACCATAGTTTCTGTATAATCCCAAGATTTTTTGTTATCTACAATCCTTGTGATATCAAATCCAGGTGAATTTGTTAAGTTTAATATATCTTCATTGGTAACGACACAAAGTCTATCTATCTTTATATTATCAACTAAAAAATTAAATTCACAAGGTACATTATTAAAATTAAACCCTAATTTTATTTTTTGTCCAACAATATAATCATTTATATTAAATTTAACCGTAACCCATTTAGCACTAAATGTTTCACTAGTAACCGTATCACAATTACCACTTAACTCTATTAGTATTTGATTATTTAAACTATTACAATTACTTTCTCGTCCAGTAAAATAAATACCGGTTGGTTTATTATCTATATTGAACTGATAAGCTGGAAATACTTGTAATGTGGTTGGGGTAGTCCCAGTGGCAGACTCCACGGTAGCGTCAATCGTAAACGCACTTAAACTTTCCAATATACTATTATTACCAATACAATTTAATAAATTTGTACAATCAAAATTTATTAACATATCAAATTCAACTTGAAAATAACAATTTTCATTTGAACCAGATAGTATATAAATACCATCAGACCCGTCAACACCGAGAGTAACTTTAATATCATTATAGTAATCACAATCTTTTGATGGATTACTCCAATAACAATTTCCACCACAAAAAGTTAGTGGTGTTATATTTGTACTATTGTATCTACAACATTCTAAATTACCAGCTACGATACCACCTTGACCATCAGTAAAAGAAACTGTGCCATCAGTGTTTAAAATTATATCATCATTAATATCTTTTATAATGTTTAATTGACATGTCGCACCGGTAGTACTATCAGTAGTAGTTGTTACTATACTTAAATTACAAGTATCAGATTTTGAGTCATAAGTACCACCAAAATAACTACAACAATTAAAAATTCCACCTTCATTTTGTTGTAACTCAGCACTAGTAGTACCAATAATACCATTACCATTAATAAAAATAATTTTATTATCATCATCAACAGCGTATATAGTTAATTCGCCACAAGTTTTATCCCAATAACAATAACCCAAACCCTCCCCAACACTAATCCATGTTGGTGGTGATGTTTGAACATTACCCTTTAATGGTATCACTGTTGATGTACAACATTCCCTCGCCACTAATGATACCGATGAGTTAGTTGTACTAGAAAATAATATAATTGGTGGTTCATTAGTTATTGTTTGATATTCAAATTGACATCTACCCATTGATACAGTTTCACCAGTACTTTGTACCACACAAGGTTTTAAAGTAGTTTCTTTTTTGAAACCTAACATTAAAGCGTGATCACTAACACCAATTGGACAACCACATATACCTAAAACATACTGAGGGTCAGGGTCAGTAATTACTGTACCACTAACACTAAAACATAAATTTGGTTTCCCATCCACATTATAATCTTCTAAATAAACTTGTCCAGAATAATCATTAATTAATCCATTGGAATAGTTTTTAAATAAATTACTAAATTCAATATACTCATTAGTGATTCTAATTGTAGAACCATTATTTTGTGTATAAGAACTAAATGATCCGATTAATGACCTAAATTGGTTTAAATAATTTTTACCCGCGTCATACGGACCAGTATGTGGATTATTACCATCTAATATATCTATACCCGCGTTATTACCACTAGTCTCTCTATACCATAAACCATTTGATTGGTAATAATTGTATGGAGTTTCTGGTAATATTTTAGGGAAACCTTCTTCATCTAAATTATATATACTAATATCATCAGTACCTGTAAGTTGTTTTATAATTACTTTAAATAATTCAACATTAAGTGGTTTTTTAGCGACATAGACATATTCATTAAAACTAACTAACTGTTCTGGTGATCCAATATATTGAAATAAAAATTCTATCGCTTTTCTACTACCCTTACTTTTCCATAAGTGGGTGGTATTCATAATTAGTCTTCTCCAAAATTCTACTTCAGCATCATATTTTGAATAATTTATAGTATAACCAGAGTATACAGATTTAGTTGGAATAAAACTTGATATTAAATTAACATCTGACATTGGTGTTAATAATTCCCAACCAAATGTTTTAGCCACATCTTTAACTAAACTATCCGGTGTATTAGCGTTTTTATTATAAGTGACATTTCTAATAGTAGAAATCCCATCCATATATTTTTTTACTTCATCAAATTCTCTAGCGTAGATATTAATTAATTTAGATACCTTTTCAGCGTCATTCTCATCTTCACTACCATCACCTCTTCTAATAGTATTTAACTTATTAATAGAATCAGCTACCAACATTCTATTCATAATGTTAGTGTCATTCTCATCAAAATAATCACAAAACTCATAAATTGATGTTAAATAGGTATCAAATAAAGTTGTGGTTATGTCAATATTATAACCATCAACTACTGGCCAAGTGTATTCCCTATTAACAACAACGTCAAATGGTCCACCGGTTGATTCACTAATGTAAGTAAACTTAATTGTATTCACCGGTACTACATACCTATTTAATAATTCATAAGATAAATCTGATAATGATGAAAAGAAAGTTTCTACTTCAACACTATTAGGTTTGATATGATAATTACTCGACAATGTTGTTCCTGTAACTAATGGAAATGGATTCCCATCAACCTCAAAATAAACATAATCATTTGAGAATAATGTTGATCCAGTAAAATTTGTAATAGGGTATTCTATACCTTCATAAAAAATTGTATATCTACCATATTCAACATTTAAATTTCTTAACTTATTATCAAGATTACTACTAGTAGTATATTGACTAGTATATTTAATATCAAAGGTATTATTAAAGTAATTATTATTAACTTTAAAATTAGATTTTTTTAATATTGGATTATAAGTATAATTTTCTACGGTGTTACCGGTTGTATTATTAAAAACTTTGTCAACATAAATTGACGCTGGCCATTGTTGTATAATACCTTCAACATTAACCCTAAAATATTCTTTAATAGAACCAAAATACGAATAACTTTTAGGATTTGTATAATCTGGGTTTAAATTTAATCTTGTCTTATTTTTTCTTAATGTATTATCTTCCTGAGTTGTTTCACCTAAATCAGTTAAAGTATAATAATCAGAAGCCTCACCTATATTATAAGTTTTATTCTCTTTTTCAGTAAGTGTTGTTTCTAACTGAAAATTACCTATGGTAAACAAGGGTGTTCCATTTTCAGCTGCGAATTGTAATCCAACTAACGATTCATTAAAATTATTCCCAATTACTTTATATTTTGTCGCCATTATTGAACACCGGTAATAATTTGATTAAAGTCTTTTGTGAAATCAATATTAGTTCTCTCCTCTCTAACTTCATAAAGTGGTTTACCGAATTCATCTTTAATTTCAAAAAGATTATATTGTTTATAAATTTCATTACTATTATTGTAAATGGTATAAACACCATCAGCGTCTGATTTAGTTTGATTACCAAATAACCCATTAGCTAATGTATCAAAATCATTTTCAACCATCTCAATTTCAATCATAACTGGATTGAAAAAAGTATTAGTTATAATAACTTTTTGACCTGGAACACCAATAAATGGTAAAGCGTTTGGTTTTACATTTGGAGCTGAGCTAGGTGTTAATGTACAAAATACGGTTGTTGAATTATCGTTAAATCTATATGTAGTTGATTTTTGTGATGTATTATTCTGATTACCTAAAACTGGTTCACATTTGTTATTTGATGTAACAATTCTAAATACATTTTGAACTTTCTTCTCATTAGCGGTAGGATTCGTTGATAAGTACTCTACCCTAAATCCAACTAAACCTTGGTTTTCAAACTTACTAATATCTTCCGGTAAAATTGTACTAGAATCAAGAACAATACCTTTTATATCTGGAAACGCGGATAAAATTCCACAATCCATTATAGTAGTCTTAATTTGTTTTGGTCTAATAATAATACTATAAATCCCCTTTAAATTAAAAATAGTTGTTGGTAATGTAAGTGTATACATCCCACCAAAAATTTGTCCAGGGTTACTAGGATCATCAACTTTCTTAATAATTTCATTAGGGTCACTAATTTTAATTAAATCCACATTACCAGTTGTAGATCTAGATGGACTATAATGATAGTAAATTTCCATATCATTTGGTGATACATCTGTTGGTCTTATTGTTCCATATACGCCTGTTGCCATTACTTAATCTTGTGTTTTAATGTTATAAAATTTATTCCCATATCTTATTAATTGAGCTAATGTATCAATTTCAGATAACTTCATTTGAGTTTCTTCTACCGATATTTCACTCCTATCTATAAATACATCATTATATATTTTGTGAGGAAAAACTATTCCTAAATCTAACTCTTCTTTTGTTAAGGCCGAAAGTGAAGTATTTGAACTATCCCACCCAAGAGCACTATATTCAAATGTAGTTTTATTTATAATAATATCAATGTTAAATGTATCATCATACACAGTTCTTTTGGTATTATCATCTACATAACGAATACCAGTATTAAAAATATCTGTAATTGACGCGTCCAAAACATAACTAGTACTACCGGTTGTTAAAGATAATATACCAGTAAAGTATTGTGTAGGTTCTGTGTTAAGATTAGTCCCAACTTGATATGGGGTAGCTTTTTTATATGTTTTAACCGTATCTATTAAACTACTAGTTAACCCTGTCACTGTACCACCACTAAAATAATGGTCAACGGCTGTTTGACCTCTTAATCGATATAATAAAGTTTGATCAATTGTGTAGGGTCCTGTAAATACTACATCATGTGGTAAAGGGGTTGTCCAAGTTAGACCAGTTAAATAATAATTATAATAACCCTCTAATATACTATAATCAGGTGTTTCATCAACACTATCAATATCTTTATAAATACCAATATCATCAATGTTTTGAGTTAAAAAAATGTTAATACTAAAAGATTCAGCTATAATTTCACCCCAATTAAAACTAATATCAATGGCGTTTTCTAAAATAATATCTTTAGTTTGAATAACAATACAATTATTACCACCCAATGAAATAGTTTTACCATCCAAATTTAATGGTGATTTTCTACTAATTAAATCTTCTAAAGGTACTATCCTATTTATTATTTCCATTATTTAACAATTAATTTATAAAGATTTATTGTTGTTAATAATTGGTTAATAGATATTGATCTATCAGTGTCATCAATATTATATTTAAAAATCCCATCTACTGGGTCTTTAAAAATTTTACATTTAATATTTCTTTTCTTAAACATAGATGAGTCGTATTCTAATGGGTACAAATCTAAAACACCATAAAATTGGGTAATTTTACCAGTTACAGCGTTATTCAAAGTCGCCCTAACATAAATATCTTTTGGTTTATTTATTACATCTTTTAATAACCAATAAATATAATATCCTTCAGCCATTTTTTTTGGTAATGAAATTGGATCACTACTTAAATAAGATACTGGCATTGAAGTTACTACTTTTGGTTTACCATAATTAACATTAATAGGTCCAGTACAACTACTACTAGCTGGTGGACATCCAGTTAAATCAACTTGATCATCCCCTAATTGACTAAAGTGGTCAATTGAGAATAAGAAGTTACTATTTGTTACCTCATCAGAATCATAAAATGATAACTTTAAAAAAGTGTTTAAATATCTATTTCTTCTAAATTTAACGTCATCATCTGTTATCCCTAAATCAGAGTAATATAGTGGAGAACCTGGTCCATTAAATAATTTATATTTAATTTCACTAATTTGTGTACCCCCACTAACAAATGGTAAAAATCTTGATTTTTCATAATCAATGATAGGGTTAATCGCTTTTTCCGTCTCCATATCAACGAAATTAGTTTGGATTAATTCAGAATTATCCACCGGAAAAAAATCTAATGAAAATGGTACTACCATAGTCGTACCACTCGTATCCGGTAAACTACCGGCTAATATTCTATACCTATTAACAAACATCGTTATCGTTTATTGTAAATTGTTGTGTACTTGAACAAGTCGCACCATTAATTGATGAAGTTCCATGATCATACGAAAGTGTAGGATCTTGACGCTTTAAACTTAAAAAATAATTCTCGTGGATATATGTAACCCCATTTAAAAATGGATAATTAACACCTCTATTAGTTTCATCAAAGTATCCCTTTGTTAATATATCTCTCCATCTATATCTACCATTAGAAAATAAAGCGTAATCTGGTATATTAATAGTTGGTATATTAGGATCACTATATTCCACTTGACTTGAATAATATTGTGTAACTATTTTATAATGTGGTTTATAATAATACCCCTCATAATATGAGTTAGTATTTCTATTATTAGAATTGAATCTATGTCTAGCCCCTTCTAATATTATCTCACTAATATTTTCATCGTTGTAATCAATAATATCACCGAAGAAAACATTATTAGTCGAACTAATTATACCTAAATCAGGTAATGGGTAGGGTTGATCATTTATTTGTTTTATGTCATAATTAACTAAATCAACTTTTGTTTCTAATCCAACTTTTAAATTACCCCAATAATTTGAGGATGTTTTTGTTTTAACCATCGTTAAATATACTTCGGTAATAGGTCTATCTAAATAATCCCTATATAATGATATATCTATATTATTATTGGTATTGAAACCTATGACTTCATCACCAAAAATGGTTGTACTAAACGCTGTTGGATAAAAATCTATTTCATTAGTTTGTGTGATCGCACTAAAGTATCTCGCATAATATTTTGATTCTACATTATTAACCACTCTTTTCATTGACGCGTTTGTAAATGTAATACCACTAGTTGAACCAGTAATAAAAGTGTTAATTATAAACTCATTATTAACATTATCACCCAATAAAATCACTGTATGTATACCATCATATAAAGTTCCTCCGGTAATCTTAACCTCATCACCCACATTTAAACCATGTGAAATTGGTATTTTAAACCCAGTCATATCAACATCACCAACTTTTGTTTGATAAACAGAACTAATCGCGATACCATCACTTAAATAAATTGGTCGTAATGGATCATTATTAGCGTTAAAATAAACTGTATTAGATAAACCGGTATAAGGGTAAGTTATCTTTAATGACCAGTTATCTTTTACACCATCTTTAACAATTAATAAATCTTTTTTTTTAGGGTATAAATCAACGAATTCACATAAATTATTACCATTTTGAACGAAATAACCAAACCAACCATTTTGTTCAATTAATAGTTGATTCACTTGTGAAAATTGTTCATCTGATAAAGATATAATACTATTAATAGTTTGTAATGAATCCGGACCTGTGATATCAAATAAAACATTTGATATTAATGGTCTAATTGAACCTAAAAATCTATATAAATTACTAACATTTCTTTCATCTTCAAAGACTTGGGATTGATCAACAACACTATCAATTTGATTGAGTGGTAATGGTTTATTAGTATTACTTAACCCAATGTTAATATTAAAATCTTTATTCACAGACTTTTTTGAAATCTGTGAATCTAATATTTTATATAATCTTTCAGTATTCATTATGAGGGTAAAGTGAACGTTGAACTACACCATAGACAATTATTATCATCTTTTATTTGTATTATATATTCACCACTACCTAAATTTATGTAATCTTTAGTTGTTGGTGTAAAACTATTAGGTGTTATTGGAGTTGTACTAAGATTACAATTAGTATTACCTAAAACACTATTATATAAATTAATAGTATACGATGTAGTTAAAGTCCCACCTATACCAGTAATATTTAATGAATATTGTTTAAACGGTATACTATTAGTTAAATTATATGTAAATAAACCAGATAATTGTGGTGGTGATGTTACAATAAATGTTGTACAAGTTTTACAACCATTAGTATCAGTTACCACCATATAATATTGTTTACTAATCATAATATGCGGTATATTAAATGTATAAGTCCCAGGTGTTACATTACTAGTTATTGGTTGCGCTAATGTACCAGGTGATGATACACAAGATGAAGTACATGGTGTACTTGTTGGTGTATTACAATTATTACAAGTCGGTGTTAAAGTTGTATTTAATGCGGCATTGTATATAGCATAACTTAAATTACCAGTACCGCCAGCAAGATTAAAACTAACTTGAGCTGTGCCATTAAAGCAAACCGCATTAGTTACAAATACATTATTTATATCTAATTTTGGTGGTGCTGTGATTGTAGTTGTAACTTTATATTCACAATCTTTAGCGTCTTTTATCATACACACATAAGTACCTTCAGATAAATTAAGGGCTGTTTGTGTAGTTTGATTATTTGAATCATTCCATTTGTAAGTATATGGTGATGTTCCACCATTAGGGTTAACAGTAATATTAGTGGTACAACCATTACATAAAATAGTACCAGGTACTGCTGTTGCTGTTAATAAAGGTGGTGATGTTAAAGTAACAATTTGTGTCACAGTTTGTGCTGATGTTGAGTCATAAACTGTTATTGTATATGGTATACCACTAGTATTACCAGTTAAATTACCAATACTACTTGTAGTTAATGTTCCATTAATAAATATTGTATATGGAGAAGTTCCACCGGTAATATTTGATAACACTATTTGTGCATCACCTTGATTATAACAACTAGATGGTACTGTTGTATAATTAAAATTCAACGCAGAAGGTGATGCTATAGTTAACCCAGTTAATGTTATAGTCTGTTGACTACAAGTAGGTGTCGCAGTATCTTTAATGGTTACATTGTAAACACCAACACCAATTCCAGACAAATCTTGTGTTGTTTGTCCACCTGGCGACCAAAGATATGTGTAAGGTGGATTACCACCAAATACATTAATATCTATACTACCATTACTTAAAATAGGTGATGTTGTATTTTGTACACTTGTTGGTACAGCAATTAAACTTAATGGTTCATTGATATTGATATTGTATAATGAATTATCACCATATTTATCGGTCACACTTAATTGATATGAACCAGCAAATAGATTAGTGAATGATATAAAATTAGATGTTGTTGGTGATGAAGGACTTCCTAATATTGAATTAGAATTAGTATCAGCAAATGTGTACGTAAATGGTTCTTTACCACCTAATAGATTAACGGTAACAGAACCAGCGTTTTGATTATTACAAGTATTATCTATAGTTGTAATTTGAGCTGGGATTTGATTTTGTTTATCTCGCTTACAAGGGACAAAATATGAGGCCATAGCACAATCCAACGCACTCTTACCAGGATTAATCCCAAAATAATAAAAATATGAATTTTCTGTTGGTAGCCCCAATGGGTTTGGATTATTATACCCTCTAAATATATTGTAATCTGTTTGTTCTTGTGTACAATCAAACTGATAAATTCCAGTAGCACAAGAACCTAATTCATTTCTTAAAAATTCACCTTCTAATTCTTCCGTTGTGGCGATAGTAATTGGACTATCAAATATTTCAATATTACAATTAGCGGCTACCCCCGGTGGTGTATCATCAACTCTATTTTCATCCAAACCAATACCAATTTCACAAATTCTTTTAATATTTTTACAATTATAATCTTCAACTTTAACCCTAAAACAATTTAAAGATAATAATAATGGGTCTATCGCGGTAGTTTCCAAAACATTATTACTATCTAATTCAGCTGTATCTGGTGGCATTTTATATGAAGTGTTAACTAAATAAGTAACTATTTTTTGTCTACCATCAATATCACAATTAACCGCACTACCAAGACAAGTTATATCTGTAGCGTATAATAAGTTGGCGGTATCATGTGTCATCGCAGCATAATATAATTCATCTTTATGTTCTTTTATAATACCTTCATCTATACCAACCTTATTAAAACTAATAGGGTTATTATCGTTAGCAACACAAGTATCAACTAAGAATAAATTATCTCTACACTTATTATACTTATGTTCCGGTGAATCTGTATCACTTTCATACGTGTCGTGACAATCATATTCACAAAACTTTTCTACAGTTCTTTTTTTACTCTTTTTTCTTCTAACTTTATATTTGAATAAAAAAGCGTAAAGACTACCATTAATCCAATCATTATAAAAATCAAATTTAAAAACATTTAGAGCTCTCGCTAATTGTATTTCAATACAATCCATAGCGCCAGCGAATGGAATAAAACCACTTCCCGCGGGACCACAACACCCATGAGCATCACTCGCGTTATATGATCCACAATCAATTTGATTAGTAACACCATCGCCAGGATAGTTTTCTGGTGGTTGACCACTATTAGCCGTACACCATCCAAGTTTATCTACATCTGATGGTATACTACAACCACTTGGTAAAGAACATGATGATGGTTTATAACACCCTGGTGCGAATGATTTTTCATCACACTTAATAGAAATACATGACATATAATTCATTATACTTCCACAAGTACAACAACCAGTACCAATACAAAAATTACAAACATTAAAACTTAATGGTCCGTTACCAGGGATAAGACCATTAATGGCACTAACAATAGAGTCAATAAATTGACCTAATCCGTAGATAATATTACAAATAAAACAAAGTATAGCATTTAAAGCACCTATAACAATGTTAAGTAATCTAATTAAACTTACATTAATTAATTCTATTAATGTCATTAATATAGTTACGATTAAACATATAATACTATATAACGGATTTAAATCAGTATCAATTCTATTGTATGGGAATGGTGTATGATCACCACAATCATCAACATCCTTTATACCAATAAAAGATCTTTTAGTTCCACAAACTTTTGTCTCACAATATTTTTGATACCGAGCAATAAATTGTCTAACAGTATACACTTTTTTCCACCTTAAATCAGCGAATTCAGTATCTGGTGTTGAATCATCAAAATTATAATCAAGACCTCTATTCGGTATTAAAAATTTAGCTCTAGAACGTATTCTACCAGTATCACCAGTTTCATTCATAGCAACTCTAAATCTAACTTTAGCGTTACTTGGTACACCCTTTTCCGGATCTTCTGATGGTACTAAATTACCAAACTCATCAGTAACTAACTTATCTAAGTTCATTGGTATTTGATAACACCAAACACCATTTTCATTAATTAAATTATCACCATCCACCGAAAACTTTTCTATAAGTCCTTCCGGTGTTTTTCTAATCATTTCAATAGTCCCTTCACCGGTAACAGTTTCACAAAGATTTCCTAATTTTCTTCTAGGTCTACATCTTTTATTAACACTATTTTTTTCATTATCACCAAAAATATTCCCAATAAAAATCGCTGTGGGTATTATATCATAATTTAAATCAAAATCTACTCTTGTAATACCAACTTCACATTCTTCTAAATCACCCCAAAATGGAATTACACTCGCACTAGTATTTCTACTTTTTATTTGACTTAATACATCTAAATTTTGTCCTGTTTTAAATTGACTATTACTCGCAAATAAATTTTTACTAAAACCTTGACCAATTAATTCATAAGGTTTTTGACTAATAAATCCTATATCACTTAAATCAACATCAATATGAATTGTATGTTCTCCAACTGGAGCACCGAATATCATATAATCACCCGCACTATTAGTAGTAGTAGTAAACTTATAATATTTTTCAAATACTTCCAAAGTTGTACCACAATCTAAAACTTGTCGTTTATCTGGGAAAGTACCTACCGCAACGTGACATTCATCATCTGGTCTTGGTTCATTACTTAATAAATTATATCTAATCCCCTTATAATCTTTAGTGTAAATAGTTTCAAATGGATATAACCCATTAATCTCTGGTCTTGATTTATCTTCTTCCGCTAATGGGATGAAAATAGAAATTTTAGCGTTTGGAATACCAAATCCGTTATTAACTACAACTCTACCAACTACAACACCATAATCCGAACAATACTTAGTGTACGCTTCAGTTTGGGTTATTTTTAAACTTAAAATCTCTAAAAAATCAAAATCTTGATCAATTTTTACTTTTAAGTGTTTATCATTCCCTAGAGGTGTTGTATTTATCCTAATGGATTTAGACATAAAATTCTTTTAATGATAAATATCTATTATTTAATTTCTTTGGAATCTATTTTTTCAATTGGTGTAACATAAACATCTTCATATTCATACTCATCATCATCTTCTTCCTCTTCATCATATTCTTCCTCATCAAGTTTATCTTCCCTTTTTTTCTTCATTTTATTATAGAAATCAATTAAAAATACTTTTTTTAATAAACTACTTAAATCAACCGATTTACCCATAACTAAATGATTAAATAAAATGATAAAAACTATTGGTAATAATAAGATTACCAATGGTAAAGCCACTGAAAAATATAATAACCTAACGATTAAATTATTATTAATAATTGAACTCATACCTTTACCACTCATATCGGCCAAGGCATTTTCCATTAATTCATTTTGTGTACCACTATTTTTGTTTGATTTACAACCACACCCCATATTAATTTTTTTATTTAAATATTAACTATAATTTTAAATTAGTAAAGATATTATCGTATACTAACTCTAATATCTTTCTCCGGATATTTTATTTCAAACATACTATCTGGATCAGCGAATAATGTAAATAATCCCATTAAATTAATCTGTCTTGTTGTTGAATCAATATATGGTTGACTAACTTCATTTAATGAATAAGAACCACCACCAACTTTATTAAATACTTTAATATCAATTACATTTAATACTCCAGCTACATTATTAATTTGTTCAACTAATTGAGCTAAATAAATATTTTGAGCCATTTCTTGTTTTGAAATATCAAAATAATTCTTAACAATTTCTATAACATTACCGATTATTTCTGATTTAGTTACACTCTTATCAACAAATAAATCAATATCAAAACCTAAATTAAAAATCCTCGCTGGTCTAACCACTATATAATCATTTAACATTCTATAATCTGATAGATATTCTGAGATATTTTGATTTAAGATAGTATTTGTTATATTACTTAAGTTACTATTTTCATCTAATGTCATAATAGCGGCTACAATTTTATTTTGTTCTTCCCATACATTAGTTCTGAATGGAGCACCAAAATTACCCGGCATTAAAGTTATTCTTGACTTATAATCTTTTATAGTTACACATCTATTTTGTGATGAAAAATTATACTTTATTAATCCTCTTAATTCTTCAGTACCAGGTTGATCAGCACCACCAGTAGCTGGGATTGGATTATTAACTTCTAATGATTGTCTAACCGCGTTATTCTTAGCGTTATCTGGTCCATCAACAATAATATCAACAATACCCAATTCAGTAATAGTATTTGGACCTAGATTAGTGTCCGCACCACCACCAACTCTATATCTAATAAACATAGTACTATTAGAAGGTGGTATCTCACCTAAAGCCGTATTATTAATAAAATCACCAATTTTCTCTACTAAAAATTTACAATTTTCATCAAACT